CAAGTCAACAATATTTTAAAATCATTCGATCATCCTCCCGCTACTCAGGAAGATTTACCCGATATTGCTAAAGGTAATGGATGGTAAATTATGGATAAACTGCTACTAAATGATAAGGACACTTGGGGCTGGCGAGAAGTGAAATTATTTGTTAGATTTTCTTTCTACTCTATGACTTGCATAGCTACATTTAGTGGATTATGGGTAGCATTTGATTTACCACAAGTAGCCTCTAAAAGTTACGTTGATGATAAATTTCATCCTGTAAATTCTCAATTGGTATATACTCGCATTCAATTAAATAAAATGACGCGCCAAGCTTTAGAAGCTGAAAAATACCGATTGACAAAAGAACTTCAAACTAATAACAGTTTTGAGGTTCAACAAAGATTAAATAGTATTAACGATGAATTAGATAGTGCTCAAAAAGAAAAGGATAATCTGCTTAGTTTAAAGAAATAAATTTTATCAACGGGAAACCTTTAAAATGATAATTAGAAAGCCAACCGCTATTTTAGCGGCTATTTTTCTCATTACCGTTTGTAACCAAGCTGAAGCTAGAAAGCATAAGCACCATCGCTATCATTCTTATAGTCAACAAGTTTCTATTCAGGAATTTTGTGGCGAACGTTATTGTTCAGACCATTCTAGGAATATTGTTACTCAAGCTGTATCCCATGCTAATCCTCATAAAGTAAGATCAACTATCTCTATTAGCTATGGTGGTTTGCTTAGTCGCGCTGAACAATACTTAGGAACTAATCCTACAGGTTGGAACCACGTTTGGTGTGGTCGCTTCATGGCGATGATTGCGCCGGATAAAGCAGCCTTGGTTAAAAATCCAAATTGGGCGCGCGATTGGGCTAGGCTTCCTGGTGCCCACAGGGGTATAGGTTCGCCGGGTGATATTGTGGTGCTGTCTCGAGGCAGGGGCGGTCATATAGGCGTTTTGAAGGGGTATGATGGGCGTGGCAACCCGATTATTATTTCAGGCAACCACGGTCGATCTGTAGGGGAAGGCGTTTACTCGGCTAGCCGGGTTATTGCCTATGTGCCGGGTTAAGTTTTATAGCATCCATACCAATATGATAATTATATGGCATTAAACGTTTTTCTAATTGATATTCTACTATAACAATATATGGAATTAGTTGATTATTTTTAAAACGTTTAATCCATCGACGTTTACTATCTTTTTTTCTAAGTTTCATCAGAAAAACCTAATTTGCTTCGAACGATTGAGATAATTAATCTCATACAGAATTTCCTTTGTCTTTGCAAAATACCAGTCATAATTAATATCTTCTGGAAATGAAGGTGGCAAGTCCATTACTGGCTTTCCACCTTCACTATCTGCAATTTTAGAATTAGCTAAAACTGTGTTAATTGTTCCTAATTCATTTTTAGCATAATACCATCTTATTACCTTCCCGAGATATTCGCCGTTCTTGTGGGCACCGGGAGATTTAGCCTGCCTTACTGTAATAAATCTTGTAAAGTCCTTACATTCTAAAATTGTTTTTTCTATTGGTGTTCCGTCTAACAGCAATTGCTTTACAGCATCGCTACAGATTTGGCTAGTTGGATTAGTGTCAAGCTGTGTTCCGCTTTGTGATCCAACTTCAGAATATGGACCTTTAACTTTAATATCTTTAATTGTTTTAGCTCCTACCTTTACAGCGAAATAAGAATTTACATCCCGAGCATAATAGGCGCTGTAACGGGTTTCTTCTGTAAAAAATCCAGTAATATTTTCCCAATATTTTACACATTCTAAATATTTTTCTTCTTGGTTTTTTTGAACCAAGGTCACAATTCCATCAGTGTTAGTTGAAATAACAACCATTCCACATAAAGTTAAAATTTCAACAAATAATAATAAGTCTAACTGCCCGGTTACGTTTTGTTGTATTGTTAATTCAGGATCATATAAGACTGAGAATGGATCGCTGTACTTACCGCCAGCCCCATTAACGACAATCTTTTTACCGTTAGCTTCTGTAGTCCGTTTGGCTTCTTTAGCTCGAATACGAGATTGAATTATTTTCTCATATGCTGTTAGAAATGCTGGACCCATTGAACGCGGGAATAAGCCTAGTGTGGTTGTCAATCGCGGATAATAACTCGTAACGTCCCTATCGACAATAGAAATCCCGGCATCAGCTTTATAAGAAACGTTTTCTTCTGAGCTATGCAGTCCACCAATTCCCAATCTATAATCTGCATTACCAATTCTAATTGAAGCTTTCAATTCATCGGGAAGCTTTACCTTTCCGGTATCGCCAACAACGAATGTTGTATTTTTAATTGTGCTTAGAAGGTCTTGAAGCACTTTGGTTTGGTAATGCAGATAATGAGGAACATTATATTTAAAGCTTGTTCCAAGGGGAATAATCGGTCGCTTAGGTCTGCTGCCATTAATATGCGATACTTCTTTAACTAAAACTGTCTCTGCAATTTGAGCATCCGACTTGCTCATTAAATTTTCATCATATTCAAGAGACATGGCTTGTCTAAGTTCAAGCCTCTCTTTCATAAAATGAAAGAGTAATTCTGTTGTGTCCAAATCATTAAAACAATAATGTTTAACAATTTCTTTTTGCTCGTCTGTTATTTCTTTATGAACATCAAAAGGCAAGTCTTGAATACGTTCGGCATGTAGCCTAGCCCCATAGAGCTTCAAGCTGCCTCGCAGTGGAGCAACTTCCAAAATATCAATATTATTTGTAGCATGTATTTTAAATTTATATTTATTTTGTAATTCAGTGTGCCACATATTTTGAAGTATTAAATCATCGGATGCTTTTTTAAGTTGATTTAAATTTTGGTAATAATAAGATAGCCAAATTAATGGAATATCATATTTTATACTATTAAATCCTATACAAATATAATTATGTAAAATCCAAGACAATTTTTGTTCATTAAATGGAATTTCAAATGTTATTATTTTTTGAGTAAGTAAATGCTTAAAAGCTATTAAAAAATAATTTTTAAAACACTCAATATCAAATACTAAATTAGTGCCTACATAGCTGATAATTTCAGCATCGCTCATGACAATACGATGCTTAATTGTTCGAGGAATATAAGGTTTTAGCTCAACATTTTGTGAGCTATTTATTTCTATTAAGCCTGATTTATTTAAATTCATAATCTAATATATTTACTATGGAAGGTATTAATTCTTTATCTCGCCGCTCTTTTTGCGCTTTTCTCATTTTTATTTTAGTTTCTTCTGGTGTCACTTTTCCTAATCCTTTACCCTTTTTAGCTTTTGATATTTTAATCCCTATGTCGGGTGAACGTATTCTATTTTTATGAGAGTTAGACATTCTAGCGCGAGTTTCTAAAGAAGGTCTTTTTCCTGTTTGAATAATTACTCTTTTCTTCCTAAAATCGTCAGAAAATTTAACTCCTAGATTATTTTCAGCTTTCGGACGTATATTATAACCAATGTGTCTTTTATAACATTCAGTTAAATTTATCCAATATTGCTCTCTATCGGCTAATAACTCTTTAGTCGGGCTTTCAATAATTTCCAATATTTCAAATTTAAAATTAAGTTCTGAATGTTTATTCCACGTATTTTGTAAATAAGAATTTTTATGGTTGCTATGTCTTAATAATTTTTTATGCTCTATAAATCTTCTATTAAAATTGCCAGTGCTACCAATGTAAAATAATCCAGTAATTAAATTTAAAATTTTATAAATACCGCCTTTCATATCTTATTCCTCCCTGCTATAACCCCTCTTGCTTGCTTCCCAAAAAATCTTAAACAATAACCTTTCTCAAGTGGGGCTATGAAGTCAATAGTATCCGCCAAATCTTTTATTAAATTTAATTGACGAATGGGATATACCGGACCCTCTACCAATCCTTTTACCTCGAAAGAAGCTCCTACACCTTCTGTCTGATGGCTGGATAGCCGTTCCTTGCCAAAATAAGCTAATCCTTCTTCAGCAAAGGGAGTGATAGCGGCCAATCCAGGCCAGAAGTCCCCAGGCAAGGGAAATGGATTGCTAGGACCATCCAATATATTATTTATCTCAGGCCAATGACCGGCCATGATTTGAGTTTTAATCCAGCTTTCATCATCGAACCAGATTGTAAATGAATTAATGCTAAAGCCAAATTTTGTAATATTCTTTTTGATTTGAGATAAAGGCTTAATCAAAGCTTTTGGAATTGCCAATACCGGCATATTCAAGCCGTGCCAAATTTCAAATATCATCGTTCCATTGGTGCCAACCAAGGATTGACCATTAAGCAATAAAGATACGGCTGTTATTCGTTCTGATGCATCAGTAGGGACAATACCTAAAATTTCTATAGCCTTTTTGAACTCATTATTAATTTCTCCTACTGGACTATCAGGATAGGAAAACACTAATAATTCACTATCGACGCATGGGACAATAGCTTTAAATTTATCAGATTTAATAGAAAGTCGATTGTTGTCAAGTTGTGTGATATTTAAATTCTGCCCACACTTTGATAGAGCTTCAATCATCAAATGATTTTGTGGGCACGCAAATAATTCTTGTTCAATCTTAATGCCAGCAGACAAAATACCATTCGATGCTGTGGCAAACCCATTCTTTAAATAAACATGCGTCTCATTAATAGGCCCAATTGGCTTTGTAACATTAGATAAAAAAGTGAGTGCGTCCACAAATGGGTTTGTGGAAGGTTTAGAAGGTTCGGTGGTAGTTCTTTTTTTAGGGCGAGCCATCTTTGTTAGCCAATCTATTCATATACCAATCTGCCTTTTTAAAATCTTCTTTTTCATTATTTTTATATGGTCCTCTGTGTAAATATTTAATAACTTGGCCCGCAAGAAAAGCTTTCACGGGGTCTTTATAATCTTTAATAATATCTTCAATGTGGTCTATGGTTTCAATTTTGGTTTTGTTGTAATACGGTGGATGATTTACTGTACTTGTCTTTTTCATTTTCAATTCCTTGGCTTATTAAAGATTTTATTGTTTCATTTATAGTTTTATCAGCTAGTTTTGATTTAGCTCTAATATAATTTATTTCCTTATAACTAAGTCTTATTGTTAGTCGTCGTAACGTGCTGTCTCTGTGGCGCATCAAAATGGTATCTCTATTACATCGCTATAGTCAGGGCAACCGAATGCAATAATTCTTGCTGGTGGTCGCATTTTATATTTATTACAAAGTTCCTCTTTCTCATTAAAGAAAAAACAATTTAAACAAGACTGATAAGGATAGGTTTCAGGCTTTTCAATTTGTTTAAATAGCAATCCTATTAAGGATGCTCTTATTTCTATCGCTGCTAATTGGCGAAGTTTAGGTTTCATATTTTAATAATTTCGTTTATTCCAGTAATTTCGTTTACAATATTTGTAACCCATTCTGGTTTAATGAACATATGACTATAACAAATATCGTAACTTGTAATATTATAATCTCCCGGTATATATTCTATAATTTTTCTCATAGAAATAGTATTTAATGGCACTCCACGAATAGGCATTAACCCAGAAACTTTAACAATAGCAGGAGCGGCTATTAAACTAGCTAATCCTGTTATAAATTTTCTGCGTTGTAGGATCATCAGAACTCCACTCCTAAAATCTCAGGATACACCTTATCTTTCACCTTCTTATTCATCCAAACCCGTATCCGTCTTGGTAATCTAAAATTTGAAATATATTTTAAAGCTTCGTCGGTTGTCTCAGGTGGTGCTATTGCCATTCTCATTTTCCACCAATCATGAAAGATATGCTTACCATACCCCTTGGCTTCTGGAAAGACAAATTGCTTAAAGCTTTTCATTCCACAAAAATATGTAACCGGTATATAAGGCGATTTACCCTCTTTAGCTTTCCGCCCATAAATAGCATAGGTTACATCAAACATTTCAACTTCAGGAGCATCAGTTTTAATTATTTCTTCTGTTCCTGACTTCTCAATAATTTTAATTTGGAATTGAAATTCTGCCCCGCAATTCGCTTGTCGCCTTTCTTTCTCGGTATTTGAGGATCGTTAATAGGCCCAAGTCGAATGGTGTTCTTAGCAAAATCTAAAACTAAGCAGTCTGTTTTCCCATCGCAAGGTCTAGTGCCTCGCCCATATTTTTGAACATGCAATGGGATAGATAGTGTAGGGCGTAAATCAATAATTAAATCTATTCCAGGATGATCTAGTCCGGTGGTTAATTTAGAATAGGACGTTATAGCTTGTAGCTCAAAATTCTTATGAGCAGCTAAAGCTTTTAAATTATATTCATTACTTTGCTTTGAGTGAACACTAGCACATTGAACACCAAATTGCATTAACATTTCTGCGATATGGTCTGAGTGTTCAATACCTGATGCAAAGATCAACCATGACCGTCTATTCTGTCCTGCTGCTACTGCTTCCCTTAAAGCAGAAAAAGTTATTTCAGCTATATCAACTGCATTCTGTAATTGTGATTGGATGAACTCGCCTTTGGTAAATCCGACCGCCGAAATATCTAATTCAACTTTTGTTCGCAGCGGAACAAGTGGAGCTAGATAGCCTTCTGCGATAAGCTGGTTAAAAGCATCCATTCCGGTTAGGTCATGGACTATATCTGTAAACAGGTGGTTCTCAGTTATTAGGCCATACCCCATTCTAAATGGTGTAGCTGACATGCCGATGATTTTTAAATTTGGATTTATAAGTTTTGCTGTCGCCAAAAAGTTTAAATATTGCGAATTTTCCTCAGTAGAAATCATATGAGCTTCATCTACAAATATAATATCTCGATGGCCGAACAGACTTGTATTTTTAATAGCGGATTGGATACCAGCATAGACGATTGGTTGCGCGGTATCCCTTTGTTTTAAAGCTGCGCTGTGAATACCTAATGGAGCTTCAGGCCATGCTCGCAACATTACATCGGCATTCTGCCGGATAAGAGTGGAAACATGGGTCAGCAACAGGAAGCGTTGAGTAGGCCAAATCTTTAAAACGTCTCTAATGAAGATCGCTGGAATTAAGCTTTTTCCGGTTCCTGTTGGGAGAGCTATAACAGGATTACCTTTACCGCCATTTTGAAAATAGCGCCATATAGCATCAAGGCATTCGGCTTGATATGGTCGGAGTTGGATCATTTATAATTCTGTAAAAATCTCTCAAAATTTTCATCAAATTTTTTGCGAAATAATTTTAGAAATGATCTATAACTTTGACGCCTAACCAATCTCCAAAATTCTTCATTCTCTGCTCTGAATTGCGCCAAATTCGGAACAGGTATTCTATCCCTATATCTTAGAGCTTCCATTTCCCATTGGAAAGATTTATAATTATGAACTGGTTCTGGTACTGTTTCCATTTTAAAATTTAAAACTGGCATAGGTATTTGGCATTTATCGCGCAATTCTTCATTCTGAAAATGCAAATTATAACAACGTTCTTCTAGATAGCGAGCATGGGATAAAGCAGCGTCGATCTTAACCATAAATCCGGCTCTATTATCTTCTTTATTTTGAAGATAATCTATTAATCGTAATATTTGAAGTTCCATAGAGCTTCTTTTGGTATCTGAAAATTTCATTCTGGTATTTCCTTAACCTCATAACTGAAAGTTTTTGTAATAATCCAATTTGATACATACTTATCAGATTTTAAAGCTTCCATCAGGCTCTTAAAACTTTCTGGTTTCCAGCCTTCTACTCCATAATCTTTCCATAAGATATAGGGGCCTGTGAGTTTTTCTTTATCCATATTCTTAATCCCAAGTTGCGTAACCAAACGCTTCTAGCTTATTATATAATATAGATACCAATTTACGATTAGCAAAATCATCAAGGCACATTAACAAATCTCTGTTGGCAGGAATGGTTATTGTAAATTTTATATGTTTATAATTTATATCAAAATAAAAATCTTCATCATTATCATATTTATTAATATTAATTACTATTCCATTATAACAAACATTTCCTATAATTCCACTTCTGATTAAATTATGTAAATTATTATTTTGAGCATTTGTAATATTAGAAATGATACAAGCTATTTCTCTAGCAATCATATGAGGGGTTAAAAGGCTATTGCTCATACATTCACCGATAAATGAAATTCGCATCCCTGCTTGATGAAGTCCTTTGGAATAACATCATTAAACCTGGAACACTTCCACT